TTTCTAGTATTGGTAATACACCTAAATACGCACCGTGATTTTCTATTGTTTTTAAAAAGCCTGATAAGATAGATCCTACTTGCACAGCAGGACTTGAAAGCATTTGTTCTGGAGTTTCTCCATCATTATATTTTTCAAAAATACTGTATTCAATTTTATCTTCACCTTCCTTGTCATGAAGTACGATTATAACTTGCATTTTATTTCCTTTAGTTTTGCCCACCAAGCATCAGCTATTTGATAAAGCATTGATGGAGTTTTTACGTTTCCTTTTCTTGAGTTGCATGAATGACAAATGATCCATATATTTTCTTTTTCATATCCTTTACTGTTATCTAATCTATCTACTGACGGAGAGTTATCCTGTTTACCTTGCGGTATTAAAACTGATTGGCAACAAGGACAATGACTAGGTGTTAGCATAATCAACTCATCAATAGTTAAACCACAATCTTTACCTTGTCGTTTTCTTTGATTGCATAAAGCGTTTGATGCCCACTTTCTCCATTTTGAATTAGTGGGTTTCCGCCCAGTTATTTCCGACACGGTATTCTGCTCCTAATGGCACCCTTAGATTAAAATGTTCTCCCGCTTCCTTAATACTTTCTACCGCAATCTTTCCTACTTCGTCAGCTATCTCAGGTTTAGCTTCTATTTGAAACTCGTCATGTATGTTAGCAATAACAAAAGCATCTTTATTTTTTAATTTATCCCAAAGTATTGTTAGAGCTTTTTTCATAAGTATTGCCCCACAACTTTGAATCAAAGCATTTAAACTCGAATGGTTACTTCTTATTGTAAGTATTCGTTTATCAATAGCTTTGATATGACCTACACCTTCAAGTTTATCTATAATATCAAATTTAATTTCTTTTAAGAATGGTAAGACTAAAAAGAATTTATCTAAAACTTCTTTTGCTTGTTGCATTGTGCAATCAAGAATTTCCATAACTCTACGAGAGCTAGCCCCATAAAGTACCGCATAAAGAATTGTCTTAGCTAAGTTTCTATCTTTTAATCCTAAATTCTTTTGATTGTAAGTATGTATGTCTCCATTTAAAATTAGATCCACATATTCTTTTCCACCCGTGTAATTATATATGTAGTGGGCTAGACATCTAGCTTCTAATCCACTAGCGTCACAACCCACTAACACATAACTTTTAGAGGGGATAAAAAGTTCTCTACACTCCTTACCATAAGGAGAATTAATACTTGGTACTTGTTGAAGATTAGGAGAACGTGAGCTCATTCTTCCTGTAGTAATATTCGTTATATAGTTGGTATGTATTCTGCCTTTCTTAACGACTTTTAACCAACCATTCTTACCATCAATTAACATACCTAATCTTTTTTCTATTAATAGATATTCATTAAGTTCTTTAGCTTCTGGGTAATCTAAATGAGATAAAACTTCTTCATCTACTATTGGTAAACCTGTTTCAGAAAACTTTTTAGGTTTCCATTTTCTTAGTTCCATTAATCTATTTGATATATGTTGGCGACTTGATGGATTAAATTTAACTGTTTTAGATTTTCTTATAGCTACACCTTTTGTATATCCTAATTTTTTATTATTAACTTTTGGTACAAACTCTCCAAGATCAACTTGCCAATCTGGGAATCTATTTTCTAAAGCTAATTTAAGATCATGTGTTCTACCTAATAATTTAACATGAAGTTCTTTTGCTTTTTCTTCATCAAAGCCAAAACCTTTTTCTTCTTGTAGTTTAAGAATGTTTGCAACTTCATGCTCTAATTCTATACTTTCTTTACTAAATCCTTTTTCTAAAAGCTTTTTATAAAGTAATGATGTTAGTTTAACGTCTTGAATACAATACTCTAACATCTGGGGTGTAAAGACATCAAAAGTATTTACTTCAGCAAAGTCTCCTTTGTGAAAGTTTAATCTTTGTCCCCAAGCTTTTAAACTGTGTTTTCCAACACTAGACTTTTCTATTCGATCACTTGCCAACAATTTGAAATCAACACTATTTGCTATGTCAGGGTAGATAAGACGACTTAGGCATAATGTGTCATGGACTAACTCAGGGCTATGAGAGTAATTATACAAACGTTTTAAGACAGGGAGGTCGTACTTAATAACGTTGTGTCCCACGATTAAATTGTCGGCAAGTAAATCAATACCTTTCGGTATATCCCGTCCTACGAACGAAATTTCTTTTCCATCTTTTTGCAAGACTAAACAATGTACTTTAGATGGGTTTAGACCATCTGTTTCTATATCAAAAATTATTGGTTGTTTCATATTCTTTAAGTCTCCCTGTTTCTGAATTGTATTGAAGAACAGTTCCAATTCCTGTTATTCCTGCAAAACGATTTTTTAATATTCTTACTGTTGTCTTTTTAGAATTTTCTGCATCTGAAGTTGATCTTTCACAACCAATGCAAATGTCAGTTAATTGACCAATAGAACCCGAGCCTCTTAATTGGCCTAAAGAAGTTTTTAAACCATCAGTATGATCTTTGTTTCCCTCTGGTCTTTTTAAATGTGAAATTATTATAACACCAATATTTAATTGTTCTGTTAATGCTCTAAGTTTAGTCATTAACAAATCAATAGTTTTTCTTTCATCATTAGTTTCTAATCCACTAACAATAATTGAAATATGATCTATGAATAAATATTCTATGTCTAATGCTTTAGCAAAATACTTAATCTTATTTATAATTGTATTTTCTTCTACTGAACCCCAATGATCATATAAAAATACTTTTCCATTACCTATTGTTTCTTTATATGCTTGTTCTAATTCTATTTCAGTTACATTACTTCTATCTATGTGAATAGGTTTGTTTAAATGTAAACCAATTATTCCTTCACAAGTTCTTTTTAAACTTTCTTCAAGAGATATAATTCCAATTCTTTTTCCTTCTTTAATTAAATGGTAAGCAATTTCTTTAGTCATTAACGACTTACCTATTCCTGAACCACCAGTTATTGTAACTATCTCTCTTTTTCTAATACCAAAAAGTTTTCTATTAAGTCCTTCGTAAGGATAAAATGCCGTTGCTTTTTCATCTTCTTTTTTAATTACTTCCCAAAGTTCTTCACCAGCAACAACGCCATCAGGTCGGTAAGTCTTAGCTTCCCACATAGCTTTTATGACATCAGCACCTAACCCGTTAACTAACATTTCGTTTACGTCTTTAAGAGCAAACGTAGCAATTTTAGCTTTACCTACAGATAATAGTTCTGCACATTTTTTAGCACATTCTTGACCCGCATCATCTTGATCCATAAATAAGATGACCTGTTCAAAGCTTTCTAAATATTCGAGTTGTTTCTTTAACGACTTAACTGCCCCGTTAACTCCGTTAGGTATTCCTACTACCGCATATTTATGATTAAATAATTGAGACAAACTACAAGTGTCTATCTCTCCCTCACAAATACATAAAATTTTACCACCACTATTCCATAAGTGTTGGCCATAAAGTGTAGCTTTATTTATATCTCCAAGAGTTTTAAAGTCTTTGTTTTTAAATCTTAACTTTTGAAATACAGGTTTTTTATTTTTATCGTAATAAGTTGCTACTTGAACAGGTTGTCCATTATATTCTGAAACTTTGTAATCCCATTTTTCACAAGTTTCATAAGTAAGTTTCCTACTTGGTAAACTAACGGTTTTACCGTCAAGTAAATCTGTCCTAGTATCGCTTGTAACCACCACATTATTATCATCATTCCGAACAGTAGTGTTGCACACGAAACAAAAAGTATGGCCATCAGAGTATAAAGCCATTCCGTCACTAGATGAACAATGCGTACACGGTAAGTGTTTAACAAATTGACTATCATCATCATTATTCATCGTGACCACCCATTCTGCCTGCATTGAGGCGGTCTTCTTCCATTCTTTTAATTTTTAATTGAAGTTCACTAATCTGTCTTTGAAGAACGCCATTAACTTTTTTATGAGCTTCTTCCATGTCTTGTAAGTTTCTAATACTTACATACAAAACTCTTTTTTCTTCTTTTAAATCTTCGTTTTCTTTTAATAAAGTTTTGTAATCTTTTTCAATTTTATTTTTGTTTTTATTACTATCTATAACTTCTTTAATTTTGTCGTTTATCTCTGTCATGTTCCTCCCGATTATTTGTTATCCATTCATTAGGAATAATTTTATCTGCGAATTGAAATCCGTTTTTAGTACACCAATCTGCGTAACTTGTTTTTGAACCTTTGTAGATTTTGTTTTTTGAGTTCCCAAAAACAAATCTAATATCAAGATTTGGGTGTTGTTCTTTAACCAATAGATGTTTCTTTCTATCTTCTCTTTTAAAGAAACCTTTAATTTCAATAAGTATTCCATTTTCCAATTCAATATCTGGGGTGTATTTATGTTTCGTGGCGGGCTTGAAGTAGCATACAACACGTTGTTCATAACCAAAACTAACTTTCCTTTGTTTTAAATTATTAATTACGTTTTCTTCAAGCCCACTACGATACTTAGAAGTCCGCTTCTTGCGAAACGGAAACTTCTTTTTTCCCACTAGGTACATTGTTGGAAACTTTTTCTTCTTCAAAACCATAGTCGTAATCAGAAGATGAATTACTATCTCCATTACCTTTTGGTTTTTCAGAAACGATTTCTATTAACTGAACAGCTTTCAATCTTAACGTAACACCAACACCTTGTAAGTTGTTGTGCCAAGATATAGCTTGAAAGGCGATCTTCATTTTTGAACCACTGTAAACAGCTTGTTGTTCTGCCACTGTTTTATCTGCATTCAAAATCTTCGGTCTTTGCTCGAAGTCAGTTCCGTCTCTCATTGTAACTTTAGCTTTAAGCTTAAATTTAAACTCAATACCTCCGTCTTTTAAAACTTTGTATTGATCATGAGGTGATCGTTTCTGTGTGTTTTCTTTTTCTTGTCTAGCCTTTAAAGTTTCTTCATATAGTTTAACTATAGGTTTTGAATCTTTATCGGATAAAACAAGTTTTACTGAATAAACACCATTCTTCTCATATTGAGTATCTGGTGTAAATAAATAAGGATAATTTCCTGTACCTATTTCAGTAGTGTGTATTTGTTTTTCATTTATCATAAGTGTTTTACCTCCAAGAGAGCCTCTATGTTTGTTATCCTTTGTGAGAATATCTCGTAAGCGAGACTATTAACTTACAAGAAAAGTTGTTTTTAGAGTATGCAAGACCACAGATTGCACAGAAAAGTGTTTTACCAAAATAAACAACTCCTTTTCTAATTTTACAAATCT